TAGCCATTGAATTAAGGTTTTGATACAGACGAACTAAAAGCTCTTTAAATTCAGGGCTTGTTACCTCTGTTGAATATATCTCCGTCGGATCCCAGATATTAGTTGTTGGTATAAATGCGCCAATTTCTTTATTAGGCATTATGCAACCCTTCCTGTCGTTGACATATTAAGAATAAAACCTTCAAGGGTAAATCTTGATTCCGAAATCTCTGGATCAGTCATCTGTGCTTCATTGAGATATAACCTTAATTGAATACTGTCACCTTCAGCTCCAAAATATACCCTGTGCCATAATAAATCTTGAGAAGCTTCTAGTGGAACCAAAGCATAAGCTGATGTTTCTAATACATTGGTACCCATAATGGCTCCTGAAACTATTCCATCTTGTACCATGGAAACATTTGATGATGAAGGATGATAATCTACTGTTATTTTACCTTCATCAGTTTTTTGGACAGCAAAATCAACACTATCAATTGATACGTTTTTACCTGTTTTAATATATGGGTTATAACGTTTTGTTAGAATATCTATTTGAGAAACCCTGGCTATTGTTCCGCCACCCGTATATGTTCCAGCAAATGGTGATAAGCGTGTAGTTAAAATTTGTATTTGACCAAGAGCAAGTGAAGTAACTTTATAAATATTACCGTTTACACCTGTAACGCCCTGACAATTAGATATTTTTATATAATCATCGGTGGCTAAGTTATGTTCTATAACATCTATTGTTGCCAAGTAACCTGCACCAGTAGACATATTAGTTATTTGAAGAACACTTTCATTTGATGCAATAGTAGATTCTACTTTAAATACAAATCCCTGTTGGTTCCCTGCTATAATTTGTCTAAATTGTGGTTGAATTGTTCCACTACCCCATGCAAAATCTGCTTCTGCCCACGTTAAATCAGTAGATGCCCATGTTCTGCCTGTTTGTTGCTCATAATAGCCAAACGCTGTAATACTATCATCGTTTATTGCCCAAGTTTTAAATTTATAATCGTAAACAAGAATCTTACCAGGATACGTTTTTGCAAAATTATCAGAATTAGCGGATGGAAAAGCCCAATAAACTGTTTCTAAAAAATAATCTCTAATACCAGCAACTCTTAATGGCCCTTCATTATCATTTCTTATCTTAAAAATTTGTTTAGGAATCGTTTGATCTATTCTTACAACATTAGCTCCACTACATGCATGTATACCTGTTGTACCAACGGTTAAAACAGCTTTATCAAAAGGAACTGACGAAAATGTAGATTCTGACCCAAGCTCAGTATTAATCTTTTGCCATAGAAACGGTTGTACCGCATTCCCTGTATATGCTAATTCCCAAGTGCTTTTCTCAAAATAAACAATTAATCTATCTTTAATAAATTCTGCGCCAATGATTTGTTCTTTAGTTGCAGCATCTATCCAACCTCCACCAGTTGATCCAACTTGATTGGGTTCATAATATGCACTTGCAGCTACAGGACTTCCGTTATGAGAAAATCTGCATCTATTTACATGTGCAGTATTAACTCCTAATCCACCACTACCATCATTTTCCACAGTATTTAACAGAATTAATCTATCTTTAAAGGGAAGTATTATCCTTGCTGATCTTACAAAGTTAGCTCCAACAATGAATACAGGTTGAAATGCTGTCCAACCAGCAAGTCCACTACCAGCATAGTACCACATAGGATCATCAGTAGCTGCTGCTGGAATAGCTGCATTAAAATTTGTGACAAACATTAAACCTACATCAGATCTTATACCTCTCCAATTAGTTGCCTGAAAAAAGTCATAATTTTGACCCTTAAACTCACTGCCTACCGTAGGTCCAACCATAATCCAACTACTACCGTCGTATTGATACACAAATTGAGTATCAAAAGCCACAGCAGGATTATCATTTAAAATATTTGTTTCAAAATTAGTAAGACCCATTACAGGTTGAGCTGGATAAAAATAGATCTGTGTGTCCGCTGTAGCACCAACAAAATTGTATACACCGGGAGTACCTGTTAGATAATAAGTATGTGTAGGCGTTGCACCAGTTGTAAACATGACACCGTTTTGATACACAGTAAATATCTCTGTTCCTATAGAAAACATTTGTCCTATCTCAAAAACAGCACCTGGTACAGTTCCTGTCGCATCTCCAGCTCCAGCTCCAGCTGGTTTAGTTCTTCCTATACCAGCTCCACCAGGTAACGCTATTCTTAACCTGGAAAAAAGAGGCTGTGTAACAGCCGTAGTCCATCCGTCTCCGGTATAAGTAGACCCAACTCTTTTACGTATAAGACCTTCATGCATGTAAGCGTTTTCTAATTTTGCAAACGCATCCTCTGGAAGCATCCAGCTCTCAAGGTCTGTACGTAGTCCTTCCTTTATAGGAGCAATTAAAAAACGATCCTGTGCCATGATTAAATTCCTATAGCTAGATAAGTAAATTGACAAGTATCTAAGTTATTTTGATATCGTCTTGTTGCTACTACATCGAAATTTAGAATATTAGCATACCCTCTTAATCTTATATCTATATTCATATTAGCAGCGTCTGTTCCATATGGGGTTAATTGAACCGAATATACAGCTGTAGCAAAAGCTGGAATTCCAGCACCAACTGGATATGTAATCGTTGTTACTCCAGTAGCAGTAGTTAATCCCCATTTCATTATTATTCCTGATGGAAGCTTTAACCATCCGGGATCAGCAGCTCCAACTGTAGTAAAATCAATATCATTTGTAACTACCCCCACAGTTTGACTTGGCTTTCTAACATATAAAGCCGGATTAGTTCCATTAGTTTTACAATATATTCCCATTTCTGTAGCACTTGTAACTAATGGAAATGCACCACCAACTGTGCCTTGTGGAAGAGTTACAAATTTATGTTTACCTTCACCAGCAGTTGCACCAAATGTTTCATGGTTAACTTCTATAAATATTTGAATTTCTTTAAAATTCTGTAGTAGATCTGGTTGAGAAATCGGTAACCGATCAGTTGATTGTGGAATTGCATTACTATAAGGCATTGATAGTCTCCTTAAACACGATTATTTATAAAAATCATTCAAACTTAACAGTGCATCTGTATAAATTGTAGATGCTCGTTCTTTAGTTTGTTGATCTATAGTTCTTCTATTAATTAATACTTCTTGTTTTTTAAATTCAGGCATAATTGATTGAAGACTTTCCATGTCCATACGATCTTCAAATATCTTTTTAGATGCACCATATGCTATATATTGCCACCATTGTGATAATTCTGGCATAGAAGCATTGTCTAGTAATTTAGAAGGTCTTGTTCCAACTTCTAATTCAACCCTGTAGCTCTTGTCAGGAACAGGCCTAAGTGTAAGAATGTTATTGTAATATAAAATTGAATTAGGACGAGACGCTGTATACGAAACAACTTGACTATAAATATATTGTGTATTAGATGGTGCTTCGCTAAAAGTTATATCATAAACTCTTGTTGTATAGTTTATTGAACCTGCTGCCCCAGTATCACCTACAAACGTACCTGCACCATCATTAGGATCATTCGGTACATCATGCATTTCTAGTCCAACGTTATTGGCATTCATAGATACAAAAGAAACATGGTTTCTTAAAATAGGAGCCACTTTTACTGTGGGAGGCACTGGTGATATTAAGCTTCCAATTGTACCTGTAAAATTTACTCTTACTCCGTTACCTTTAACACCTATATTTTGTATGCTTTCAACCTTGGGATACAATGTAAAAAACTGTTCTCTATTCTGAAAAAACGATTGTTTGCAGCCAGCAACATAAGCATTTCCATAAACGTTTGTGTACAAGTTATTAAAATTTGTAGCTATATCGTCGCCTTGGTATGTATCTATATACGGTTGAGTATAGAAGACCAGCGTTGTACGTAATGAAAAGAGTCTTAGATGTTCCGGAAAATCATAAAGAACAAATGTATTAATATAATCTTCTATTGATTCATCTGTTATTTGTGCTGTTGATGGTGACTTAGTTAATCGTCTAACTTTTATTTTAATTTTCGCTAACGTCGATAATGTATTATCTGGCATAATAATTCCCTATTAGTTTCAAGTAACATCTTGTGTAGTCGCAGTAAATTGACTACTAATCTCACCTATCGGAACAACTTGGGCACATGTGTTTTCGTACCACGCTGGTACTCCTGGAATTGCAAAAGCATCAAAATTAAGAGTATTTATGTCTACTGTAAATGTATCAGATCCCGTAACAGTAATGGTGCCTACCTTTTTATCTAATTGAGTCATACCAACATATTTTGGAATATAAAATCTAACAATAGTACCACTTACATAATCGTGATCAAAAGTCGTTGTAACTAACGCTTTCTTAGCTTTTGTTATACTAGTAATAAGCCTCATTGCTGGTTGAATTTGAGGATCTTCAACTGAGTAACATGTAGACATCTGTATACCTCCTACATATTTTTAAAACTTTTCAACAGTTACTATTTGCGATGGTTCCATTGATAATTCTTCTACATCAACAAATTCTAAACTCTGAAAACCAAATCTTCTTACCTTTTGACCTATTTTCATAGAAACGTTTCCAGCTTCATCTTTCAAGTATTCATGGCGTGGATAAGATCCTCTTTTGTTTAAATGTTTTGCCATGCCTAAAGGTAATGTATAAATCTGACCATCAACTAAGGTCTTTGTTTCTACCTCATCTTCTTTATATTCCTTATAAGAGAAACTTAATTGTCCGTTAGGAACTTCATAAAACCTAAAGATACCTTTAACGGGTTCTCTATCCTTATCTCTTTGATATCTAAGACTAGGTTTTCTACTAGCCGCAGGCTTATCCTTAGGCTCTGGATTCAAATTCAACGCCTCACTTAAAACTTCTACAGATTCTTTTTTTTGGTTTTTATTTTTTTCTATTTCCATGCTTTGCTAACCCTTCTTAAAAGGCGGAGGGATTTGATTCCCTCCGCTATATGTCTACTAAATTAAGATTTATTCTGCAGTTGCACTAAAAGACTTACCAGCCTCCCAAATCATTATATCATCTGCCGTACCACCTGCACTACCTAATGCAATAGCGGCAGTAACTGGATCAGTTTGAAGAATGAAACCTAAAAAGGCAGTATTTTCTAATGCTCCATCAGCTAAGTAATTATATGATGTATCTTCACCAACAGGAATAACACTTGCTGCCGTAAATGGAGTATCCGTATAAATAGGGAATACAAATGCTGTATAAGCAGATGTATCTATTCCAATGCTAAATGTAGCAGCATCAACTCTTGTTACAGTAACAAGTTGTCCATCAAGTTCTATCATTTCACTGCCAGCAGGTACATGAATTCTTACTTTTTGACCTGTTTGATACGAATGATCAACTAATGTAGTAACAACACCTGGACTAGCTGCTGTAATCTTGGCAATAACACGTTTTTTAGGCATAAACATGTCATAAACTTCAATATTAGGTGCAACAAATCTATATGAACCTAGCGCACCAGCAATAACTCCTGGGGCTGTTGCTAATGTATTAGCTAGTCTAAAAGAAGTATCAGGAGTTATCGTATCAACAGAAAAATCCAATCCGTTTAGGTTTGTTTGAGTTGTATTTTGAATTCTTACAATTGAACCAGCTACTACGCGACCAAGAGTCCCTGGAGCGCCACTTGTTGAATAAAGAGGTTGAGTTGTATCTGTTCCAGATGCTAATGAAACAGCAGCACCTGGAGTCTTAACAGAAGAGTCTATTAAGGTAATTCCATGATAAGCTACTCCATTATAACCTGTAGAAACAGTTGCTTGAGATGCAATTTGTGAAGCTGCCGAATGGAATTCGGTTATTGCCTCATCATTGGCCATACCACGAAACCAAGTCCATGTAGTTCCAGCCCATTGAGTTGAAGCTTCAATATTGGTTACATTATAAACTTTAACCCAATCAACATCACTTCTTAACTTAATAAATTTATCTGTTCCCTTGGAGGTAAAAAAACCCTGTTGGGTAATTGTATTAGAAGCCATAATAGTTCCTTTCTTATCTTATGCTAATGTGGATCTTAAATTAATAACCCACAAGTCATTGGTAATTCTAGGAACTTCCGCAAACTTGTAACCAACAGATATATTTAATGCAAGTGGACCATCATATATTGGTGGTCTATAAATAAAGCTTGCGCTATATCCGTCTTGTTCAATACAGGCATAAGCTTCCATTCCAACACATATATTGTTGTATACTGTTTGGTCTAAATTTGATGAATGTTCAGTTAAAGAACCAATTGATGAAACTAAGAAACGAAGGCTGCCAATTGCACCCCACTCAGATCTTAAAGCATTCATTGGTGCTGGATACTGGTTCTTTTGTAGAAATCCCTTGATATTATTTAAATTACCAGTTATTTGAGTTGAAGAAAGTGCGAAATAAGCATCACGTACAGGAGCTGTACCATACTTATCTTCACCCTCAATGTTATCCATTATCGTGTAAGCATCATTATTTAATAATGTTCTTGTAACTACATCAACATCACTACCTGTAATTTCTGTAGGATTGTCCATTTCTGTTACTTTAATTGACTTAACTGCATGTAATACTACATTCTTGATACTATGAATAAAATTAAACAAATAGATTATGCCTATCTTGCTGGATTCATTGATGCCGAATGCTGCTTGAGCATTAACAAATATAAACCCAAAGATAGACCTAATTATACTTACAAAATTAGCCTTCAGCTTAATAATACAAAAGCACCAATTTTTAAATGGTTGTTGCAAAGATTCGGAGGCAGTATCTCTTTTGCAAATAGAATTAAGAGCAAAAGGGCTAAAAAGAATCAACTTCTTTGGAGAATTACCGGTAAAGCACTCAGTAAATTGCTTCCATGTATTTATCCATTTCTTAAATATAAAAAACCAGTTTGTTACGAGCTTATGAAATTTTACAATACAACTCTTATAAATGGAGGAGATAGACAATCGGAAAGTTTCCATGAGTCCTATTCCAGAACCATTAATATTAGAGAAGATATTGTAAGTAACGTTCATAAACTAAACCTCAAAGGTATCAAATAACAATTAAGCGGGGAGTCTTGTTATTCCTCCCTCTCATAGTTTCCTATGAGACCCGACTGTCGCTTCACCTTTCGGTGTCCACTCGCCTCAGTCTGTCACGCTGCACGGCACTTGCCTGCTTGCGCCCTGTCGTCTTCGGCTTTACCCGGTCAGAGATCCAAGTCAATTAGAGCGGATTTTAAAACGGCAACTAAGCGATACCGTTGACACCACCAGTACAATTTACAAACCCTGCTGTGGCAGCAAGCATATCTCTTGTAAGTTGGTCTTCTGTTTGTCTTAATGAGATACCCAATCTCTTGGCTGCTTCATTTAAAACGGGATCTTGGGCTTGTAAAGTTACTTGTTCATTTATTTGCAAATAAGTTCCATAAAAACTTACTTTTGCATCAATATCGACAGCTGATAGTGTTTGTGGTGGTGGCGTTATACCTGAATTTCCAAGTGGAACCATTGCAGTAGCGAGAGCATTATATCTTCTCATACGCAACGTTGTACCACCATTCCTAGGCATTGTTTTCTTCATTGCTGCGATTTTATGAATCATATTGGGGACTGGTACAGACAATAGCTTATAACTAAAGCTTTGTTGAACCGGAGCTGAAAGCACCGAAGTTGTTGTAATAGCCATAGTATTTTCCTTTAATATAGCATTAATAAAAATCTATACCCTACGCAAGTACAGATACACTACATTAAGTGGACGACGCTTAATTACGTCCTTGGATTGGCGAGATCCAATACAACCAGAAAATGGATTGGCGAGATCCGATACAACCATATTTAGTAAACCATCTATGATAATAATTTTCAATGAAAAGAAACCGCCCCATACAAAGAAAGATCACAAAATACAGGGCGGTAATCAGAATATCTCTTAGCTATTTTTTGCTGCGTCTTCCATCTCTCTCCAGAGTTGTTTTTTAAGTTCTGGTGTTAAACCACTGGCAAATTCATTTGCTCTCGTTAGAGGTGAATCTCCTTGTTGAGGTGATACTGAGGCTGATGTCTTAGGCCTTAAGCTGTTTCTTTGAACTACATCTCTATCGGGAGCGTAATTATCTTCTACATATATACCGAGCTTCTTAATCATTTTATATGCTGAGACAGCCTTGCTATAAAGGTTTTGAGTAGATGAAATAGTATCAGCAATTTCAGGTTCTTCTTTGGTTAATCTTTTAATTGTTTCTTCGTTAACTACTTTATCAAAGTCGCTATATTGAGCTTTAAGCTTTGCTTCAGTAGTAGTCATCTTGATCTGTGCTTGATATTGCTCTAAGTCTTCTTTTTGCTTCTTGAGTTGTCTTTGTATCTTCTTATAATGTTTACCCTCAAAAAGATCATCATCAGACATTTCAAGGTCCATATCTTCATCAGGCTTTTCTGCTTTCTTCTGCAATTCTTCTATTTGCTTTAAAGCTTTGAAGTTTTCACGTTCAAGACGTTCTTTCTCTAACCTTAAAGCCTTGAAATTAACCTGCTGTGAAGTTTCTTCTCCCTGTTTTTTAACCATTTCCTGGTCAGGCTCACCCTGATTTTCAACCATTTCCTGTGATACCGCCACAGGTGTGGCCGCCACTTGTGTCGGTGACACAAGTGGCGTCTCTTCTTGATCTTGTGTAACTTCCTCTACGATTTCTTCCTCTGGAAGAGGAGGCATAGCGATTTCTTTATTTACCATTAATTAGTCCTTTGACACGAGTGTCATTTAATTCTGGAGTTTTTGCTTTTTCATTGTTTAACGACTTAGATAACTTAAAAATAGACCCATCTGCAAACCTAAGTACATAGGAAAGGAGCGAAAATTGAGATGGGTCTATTAGTGGGGTATGAGATTTCATATATATACAAGTTTTTTTATCTGGTACAACCCAAAG